AATGACCAAAAGAGTTTATTGAGAGAATATATTAACAATATCAATAATACTGGTAAATTAAGTGAATATGTTTCAACCGAAGTAACTAAATTGGTAGAAGGATTAAAAGAAGTTGGTTCTAAAATTTCTGACAAAGTTACAAAAATCAAATTAGCAGAAACAATTGCAAATATTAGAAAAATTAAATCTGTTAAAAAGATTAAAGAACAACATTTGTCAGCAATGATGATGACATATGAATTATTAGCAGAATTAAAACAATCGTTAAAAAAATAAAAAATGACAAATTATAGAATTTCAAAAATAGATTACTTTACATCATCATCCGTTTGGACTAAAATAGGAAACCAATCAACATCATCATTGTATACAAAAGTGTGGGGTGTAATGATTCCATCTGGTTCGGTAGTACAAGGAAACATATCATTAGAAGGTGGTGGAGACATTTATTTAAACCAATTAGTACCTGGACAAATTTATCCATGTTATCCAACGGCAATTAGAGTATCTGCAGGAACTGGTTCAATATTATCATAAAATATAAAATAAATAAAAATGCCAGCAGTATCTAAAGCACAACAAAGATTTATGGGAATGGTTCATGCTGCTCAAAAGGGTGATATGGAAAATCCATCCCCTGAAGTTTCTAAAGCAGCAGATTCAATGTCTGATAAAGATGCTAAAGATTTTGCATCAACATCTCATAAAGGATTACCTGATAAAAAGGATGAACAAATCAAACAACTTAAAGAAAAGATTCGTCAAATTGTAAGAGAAAGAATGATTGATGAAATGAATACCACAGGTAATATTGAAGGATATAATACTCCATATGCATTTAGTGGTAAAGATGGTGAAAAGAAAAAAGCAAAAAGACAAGCAGACCTTACAGGATACACTCCGGTTAATGAAAATAGATGGTTGGCATTAAAACAAGATGAATCAACTGCACAAGCTAAAATTGGTAGAGGTATATCTAATATCAATAAACAATTAAAAGAAATGGAAAGATTTCTTAATTGGTATGGTAAAATTAAGAACGAAAGTGGTGTAGATAATAAATCTTATTGGAAAAGAACAAATAGTCATATTTATAGTATACAAGAGAGATTATTAAAACTAGACCAAAAAATCAGACAAATATCAGAATAATGAAACATACGGAATTAAAAGAACTTATTAGACAGGTAGTAAAAGAAGAAAGTGATTATCAACAATTGTTTAAACATATGTTGGATAAAACTGGTAAATCTATTCCTGATATGTCGGATGCAGAAAAAGTTAAATTCTTTACTGCGGTTGATAAAGCAACCAAAGCAAAATCGGAAGGTAGATTGACCGGATATAATGAAGCAGAATTAACTGCCGGTCAAAAGAAAATTGACACAGATGGTGATGGTGAGATTGAAGGTTCGGATTTAGCAGCATTGAGAGCAAAAAAAGAAGGTGCTCAAAAAAAAAAGTAGATGAAAATCTTGCAATTGGAATACTAACAACTTTGGGTAGTATTATAATTGGTAAGATTATTTTTTATTATATGACAGATTTGGTTGATAAAGGAATGAAATACTTTTCGGCCAATGATACTTATAAAAAAGTGGTAAAGGACATATTGAGTAAATTATCTAATGATAATAATTTTATAGATAAGGTAACCGATATGATTGATACCAAAAATGGAATTGATAATTCATTGTCTGATAAAATTGTTAAATTACCAACCGTTCAGAATTTAATTTCTAAAAATGTTGGTGATTTAGATAAAACAGAAATAGAAAATCAATTAAAAACTATATTTTTAAAGTCTTGGGCAGATAAATCAATAACTGATAAGGCAATAGAAAAAGTTAAAAAAGATATAAAGTAAAATGAGTAAAGGATTATTAATAGAAACACATTTGTTTGAAGCAAAACTTCAACAAGAAGAAAATGGAACTTATTTAGTTAAGGGGATTCTTCAAAGGGCAGGTGCTCCAAATCAAAATAATAGAAGATATCCAAAAGAAATCTTAGAGAGAGAGTGTCAAAAATACCAACAACTTATTAAAGAAAGAAGAGCTTTAGGTGAATTAGACCATCCTGAGTCTCCGGTTATTAATTTAAAGAATGTATCACACAACATTAGAGAAATCTATTGGGAAGGTGATGATGTTTGTGGAGTGGTAGAAATACTTTCAACACCATCAGGAAATATATTAAAAGAGTTATTAAAGAACAATATCCGTTTAGGTATTTCATCTAGAGGATTGGGTTCAGTTAAAGAATTAAGAGATGGTACTGTAATGGTAGCAGAAGATTTTGAATTGGTAGGTTGGGATTTTGTATCTAACCCATCAACACATGGAGCATTTATGGCACCTATGAACGAAAGTAAACAATGGGCAAAAGTAGCTGAGGAATGTGGTAAGTGGTGTAAGTCACAAGATTTAATGAGAGAAATTATAATTGAACTTAATTAATATGGCAAAGTTAGTAAATTTAATACCTGGTAGAGAAGTAAATTTAACTCCAACAATAAAAGAAGAATTGGATGATATGGATGTAAATCTACCATCCCAATTGGATAGATATTTGGATAAAACCATTGGTGTAATTAAAAGATATAATTTATCAAGAGCAAAAGAACAATATGTAATTGCAAAATTAATCGACGCATTAGATATGAATCCATCACAATTAGCATCAGCAGTAGCTAGATTAAAAAGATTTAAAATAGTTCGTAAATAAAATAATATGATAAAGTTAAAAAATATATTAAGAGAGACCGAAGAATTTCAACAACTTCCAACTGAATTGAAAAAGCATTTCTTAGAAATCATTTCAACATATGGTCAACATAGAGAAGGAATGAGTAGAAAATCCGATATTATGCAAATTGCAGAAACATTGGGTGGTATTGCGGATGCAGCACAAGAATACACTTTGAGAGAAGGTGGTGATTGGTTTGATAGAGTAACTATTAAAAGAAATATGAATGAACTTAAAAAGTTACAATCAGGTTTTGAAAAAGAAGCAGTAGAAGCAAAAGCTCAACAAGAAAGATTAGAAGCACTTTACGAAGATATGGGACATGTATTAGGTAGATACTTTGAAATAGCAGACTTATCCGAAGATGTTATGAAACAAAGACTGGGATTAAACGAATGCAAAACTTGCAAATAAATGCAAAAACTATCCGATTTAGTTAATGAAAAATACAAAACTGACAAAACAATTGTTGGTAAAGAAAATTCATTGCCTAAAACTAAATTAGAAGAAAACTTATTAACTGCAATTCTTAAACCAATAGGAATATATTTTATATTTACATGGTTGGGAAATCTTGCATATAATTTTCAATCTTATTTAGATGGTAGAGACTATAATTTATCAAAAGCTTTAAGACGCATAGTAGAATCAGGAATTAACGATAACAACTTGGCTAAAAAATTAGATAGTGCATATTTTAGTGGTGCAAGTTTAAATACATTGGTTAACATTTATATGGATAGTAATGTTATTAAAAGAAATATAGATAAAGAATTGAAAAAAAATAAAGATAAAACTTTTGATGAAACCGAATTACACAATGAATTAAGAAAGGCAATTTCAAAAGGATTTCAAGACCAAGATTTACAAAATAAGTCAATGGGGGATATAGAAAAAAAATTAAAATAAATTGGAACAATTAGCATCATTGTTATTACATAGTAGAACACAGACACATTCGTTTCATTTAGGACAAAGAGGTGTTGGTTCTTTATCTGCACATTTAGCATTAGGAGTTTATTATGATTCAATAGGTGGATTAGTAGATGGGTTGGTAGAAGCATATCAAGGGCAATATGGTTTAATTAAATTACAACCTGTTAGTGGATTAGATACAAACAATGACATTAAAAATGTAATCAGCTATTTTGATAAATTAATTACAGTGGTTGCAAAATTAAGAAAAGAGGAAAAATTACAAATGAGTTGGTTACAAAACGATATAGATACGGTTGTAACTTTATTATACTCTACAAAATATAAATTGGTTAATTTACAATAAGGATGTTAATAGTAAGTGTTAAGGGTGGAAACATAGAGTGGGCAATAAAAGATTACAAAAAGAGAGTTCAGTCCATAAAACAAATAGAAGAATTAAGGGATAGGAAGAATTTTACAAAACCATCCAAAAGAAAAAGGTTACAAAGAGAAGAAACTATAAGAAAAAATAAACTATTTTAGTATTTTTCTTTAGTTTTCTAAAAATTTTACATATATATTATCAAATATCTCATTTTTTATTATGAGATTACAAGACATAGTTGATTAATGAATACCCTTCTCTATAAGGTGTGACCGAACAATCAACATAATTACATTGGAGTTCCCTACAAGAATAACTTCACAAACAAATTTAAGGAAAAAACAAGATGGCAAATTCAAAATTATTGAAAGAAGCAATCGCTGATGCCAAAGCCGTTAAAGAAACTGCTTTAGCAAACGCTAAAATCGCGCTTGAAGAAGCTTTTACTCCTAGACTTCAATCTATCTTATCTCAAAAGATGAGAGCAGAAGCAGAAGTTGAAGATAAAGAAGCTGAAAAAGTTGACGAAGAATTAAAGTCTGATGGTATCGGTTCTAAAGTAGACGCAGGATACGCTGAGACTCCAGGTGCACAACCATCTTACGATGCAATTACTGATTTATCAGTAGGTGTAAAGAAAGATAGTGGCAAACCTGAACAAGCTGGTACTGACTATAAGAAAGTAGCAGACATTTCTGAAGAAGAAAATCCATTCGGTGATGACCAAGAAAGTGACAAAGATGCAGAAATTGCAGAATTGAAAGCTAGATTGGCAGAATTGGAAGGTCAAGATTCTGAAGAAGAAGAAAATCCATTTGCGAAAGCAGAAGGTGAAGATGAAATGGGCATGGATGACATGGGCATGGATTCTGAAATGGGTGACGATTCAATGGACATGGGTTCTGACGATGAAGAATCAGAAGATGACATGGACTTAGAAGCTATCATCAGAGAATTAGAAGCTCAATTGGGTGATGACGATTCTGAAGAAGAAGGCATGTACGAAGCAGAAGAAGAAGAAGAAGCTAAAAACGAAAATTTAGCTGATGGTTCTGAAGCTGGTACTGACAAAGGTGAAACACCAAAAGTTGTTGTAACTAATGAAGCTGAAGAAGATGACAAAGATGTTGTTGACTTAGAAGAAATCTTACGTGAGATGGAAGCTGACATGAAAGATGACAAAGAAAAAGTTGACGAAGCTGAAGAAGCAGAAGAAAAGGAAAAAGAACTTAACGAAGCTTACAAGGTAATCAAATCTTTACAAAAAACAATCAACGAAGTTAACTTATTAAACGCTAAGTTATTATTCGCAAACAAATTATTCAGAGCACACAACATGACTAACGAACAAAAAGTTAAAGTGATTGAAACTTTGGATAGAACAAATTCAGTTAGAGAAGTGAAATTGGTTTACTCTACATTAGCAGAGAATTTCAAATACTCATCATCTAACAAATCTACTAAAAAATCAATTTCTGAAGGAATCGCTAGCAAAGTAACAAAATCTACTAAGCCAGCAGTATCTAAGCAAGTAATTGCAGAAAATACTCAAATCTCTGACAGATTTCAAAAGTTAGCAGGTATTATTAAATAAAAATATTAAAAAACAAAACAATGGACATTAAAAAATTAATGACTGGCGCAAACCCACAAAGCGTAATGCTTGAACAAACTCGTGGTTTGAAAGCTAAATGGGAAAAAACAGGCTTACTTGAAGGAGTAGGTACTGAAACAACTAAGCATGGTATGGCAGTAATGTTAGAAAACCAAGCTAAACAATTATTAGATGAGGCTACAAGAACAGGTACATCTTCAGGTTCTGAAGAGTGGGCTGGTGTTGCGTTACCTTTAGTAAGAAGAATCTTCGGTTCTATCGCAGCTAAAGAATTCGTTTCAGTTCAACCAATGAACTTACCTTCTGGTCTTATTTTCTACATGGACTTCAAATATGGTTCAACAAATGATACACAAAAACCAAACGCAGCAACTGGTACATCTGGTTCTATGTTCGGTAATGGTGGTTCTTTCGGTAAAGATAATTTATCTCCTGCAGGAAACAAATTAGGTTCTACTCAAGCAGCAGAAGGTGGTTTGTATGGTGCTGGTAGATTTGGATACACAATCAATGACGTAACTGCAGGTGTTACAGCGGTAGTAGCTTCTGGTTCTGCATCTGATTTCTTAGGTAATGAAACATTATCTGCATCTTTCGCAGCATATCCAAACAATTGGAGAAAAGTAACAGTAGGTTTACCTTCTAACGCTGATTACAATGCAGTAAGAACATTTAGAGTTTCTGGTTCATCAGCAGTGTCTCATTTCCCTGAATTGACTACATTGACTAATGGTTCAGCTTCTTTCTATGTATCTTCATCTGCAGTTCCAATCGTTGCAACTGATTTTACAACTCAAACTTTAGCTTACTCTAAGCAACCTGATGACATCTCAAGAGGTGACTTCGAAGATAGAGGAACTGATTTAGCAATCCCAGAAATCGAATTAGAATTGAAATCTGAACCAATCGTTGCTAAGACAAGAAAATTAAAAGCAATTTGGACTCCGGAATTAGCTCAAGATTTAAACGCTTACCATAGTGTAGACGCTGAAGCTGAGTTAACTCAAATGTTGTCTGAAT